CATCAGCAATGACTAGTGTTTGCAAAAAGTCAGCAAATAGCTTGTCATAAAAGTTTAGCTGATCCCCAACAGGAATAACCCAGGCAGAAAATCTAGTAGTAGCATCTGCTAGATTGAGCATACTTTCAGCTTTGATTAGAGGAATGCCCATAGCAAAGCCCATAGCATCTGCCCAACTATCTAGATCATCTGCTGCTGTTACTGTTGCCATTAGTTAGCCCTTTCTTTTGTAAGACTCATGTGGAATTTGATCCCCGTCATCAGGTACCACACTAGGGGTCTGCTCTGCCTTAATAGCACTACCCTCTTCTAGCTCATCAAATGCTGTTCTAAGACTCTTGTCCTCAACCAACTCAGGTTTACTACAATCTAACTTAGTACCACTACCAAACAGATTATAGAACTCATCTATCTTGGTAGTTACCTTATCTAGACCAATATCTTCTAGAACCTTAAAAAGTCTCTCAGGTGTAAACCCGTTAAAGTGCTTATCAAAGGGATTCTCTTGGGCTCCATAGAGTACATTGAGAATGTGTTTATCCTTAGAACTATCCTTAAACCAATCAGAATCCTCTGAAATCTGCTTAATAGCCCAACTTAGATTAGGAACTACAATTCTAAACTCACCGCCTGGCTTAAGTACCCTTAACCACTCTGTTAGCAAAGGTACCATCTCAGCCCTAGAGAAATGCTCTAGTACATGGCAAGAAAACACGATATCTGCATAATCATTGCCAAACAGCAATTGCCTCAAATCGCACCTGTAATCAGGGTTAACCTCTTCTCTGATATCTACACGGATAACTTGCCCTTCTTCAAATAAAGCCGCTGGTGTAGAAGTACCACAACCTAGATCTAAGATGATCTTCTTCTCAGGCTCAGTCTTACCATGGCGCATAGGGTTACTATCCGCAGGTAAGTTAAACTTCTGCCCGGTAGTAATCTCATAGTGCTCAGCAATAACCATGGAATCACAATAGATACTCCAGTCAGTCTTAGCCACCTTATCTAGAAATCGCAAATCCTCAGTCCATTGTACAGCGTTGTTAGTGCCCTCTAAGAACTCATCCTCATCTACAGTTTCAAACCATTCATAGTCATTAGGGGCATAATCAAGGGGTCTCTCGGGTTCTCTAATCTCTTCAGTATCTTTATCAACCCACTCCCCTGCTTTAAGAGACATCTCCTTAAGCAACTCAACCCGTATCATGGTACAATCCATACCAAGACCAGTAACAGGAAAGTACTCACCAATTTTCCAATCCCAGTAGCTACTATTTCCATTACCTTGAAAGACCAGAGGAAACGGTGGATTAGACTTAGAGCAATATACTCCACCTACCACACCTAAATTCTCATCATGCTCCATTCTAAAAATAAACTGCCTAAGAGTGTGTGGGGGAACAATTACATCATCACTGAGAAAGAACAGATACTTGCTACCCTGCTTAATCGCAGCTCTAACAATAGCATTACGCGCAATTGCCACATGCTGCCCATAGATTTGAGCAATAAAGCTCTTAAAGTTAATAGGGGGGTTCAGTCCTTTAAAAGAGGTTGCCCACTCTAAAGATACAGGTCTCCCTAAGGTTGGGATTCCAATTGTAAGGCCAACGCCTGGTTTTCCTAATAGACTCATTTTGACTCCTCACTCCTTTAGTTACTAATCGTATAGCTAATACTCAGTGTATTAGAAGTAGTCTTATCAATCGTAGCAAATGTAATATGCCCCAGCATAGTACCGCCACTGGAACTGTTAAACAAACCAACCTCTCCAAGTGTCGTATTTGCTTCATCTGTTGCAAAACTAACTTGAGCTTCCCAAGACGGGGGATTAGAGGTTAAGTTAGTACTATCCCATGTACCTACTGCTTTACGAGTGTTTTCACTACCTAGAGCAGTATCACCTGTAACTGGCGCTGTAGTTGAGGTACCTACGGCTACCTGCTGAATTACTTGAGCAGAAGCAGCATTCGCAGATTGAATAGCCTCTAGTACCCACCTACGGCCAGAAGTAACAATCGTGTTATCAATTCTAAACTGCTTTACGATCTCTCCGGTAAACGCATTCTTGACAGCGATATTCAAGCAGCCCCGGAGAATGATCTGATCACCCATTTCGGCTTTTTGCATTCCTTCCATTGGATTCTCCTATATTTTCTGAGCTAATTGATATGCGAGGTCTTTGCCAGCTCTAGCTAACATTAGCTTTTGGCCAGTCTTTACTGCTGCAACATACTTATCCCAGTAGTATTGCGCTTTCTCAACCTCTTCAATTTGCTCTAAACAGTCTGCTGTTGCATACCACTCAACAAGATCGGGCTCCAGATCCAATACATCTATAGTATCAGCGGCCACTAATTGTTTACCTTTCTTTTTATAAAATACATCAAGCGTGCCTGTGGCTGTCGTAAGTGTAGGCCACAGTCCAACGTACTTATAATCGAGTAAGGTAAACACTGAGGGCTGACCTTCAGTTAGTTCCCAGTCTCTTCTTTGGTCCTCCAACCACTTAATACTACGATAGTCTAACCACCGCTTAGTTGTGTTGTTATATATTGCCAGTACATAGAGATAGCTAGCCAGGCTGTTATAAAAGTCGTAATAGACAAGATTATCAGATAAGGTAACAACAGACGATCCTGCCAACGGAGTGAGCAACGAAATAGATTCATCATACCCATCCTGTATTGCTTCAGAAACATTATCAGCAGTAAAGAAAGCAGCCCCGGCACTAGCTAGGTTACTTTGTACGCGCGAGGCTGCTTCAGATTGGAGCACTAAACTCCTCCATCTCTCCCAAAGATAAGTCCTAGACCGGTGGCAACTAAAGCACAAACCAGAGCATCTACACCACCTTGGTCATAGGCAGCTACCATAGCGCCTAGAATTGCCATGATACCCGGTAGGGTTGTTTTCTTGTTCTTTAACTTACTACCACCTGTGATTAAATTAAGAACTTTCTTAAACATTGGTTCTCCTATCCAACTAGCCTCTTCGCAAAAGGGTGAATGTTTGTGAACTTTTGGCCTTCTTGAAAGGCTTCATATTGCAACACAGCAATTACATGGCCAGTCGCAGATCTCTGTGGTAATGGGATACTACGATCTACCGCAGGGATATGAATATAGACCTCACCTTCATGATCTACTCCAGCTCTCTTATTTAGCCATGCAATAGGTGTACCCAGCTCAAAAGTCTCAAAGTCCTCCTTAACATCATTAGAGACTTTTGGAGTAAGACCACCCCAGTCTAATAGTTTGTCAAACCACTGTCTCCGCTGGCCTCTTTCTCGCAAGGTCTGCCCTCTTGGAGGAGCCCCAAACAATGCAAGAAATATATCGTAATCAGGAATACCAGCATCAACTGGGGGCGGTCCACCTTCAAACTGGGGTAAAGAAGTCCAAGGTGTTGGATTTGCCCAGTGGATAGTTACCCATCTACCAGACCATTCTCCATATCCTTCAGGTATCTGTTTCCAGCGAGAAGGACTAGTAACAAAAGGTCTGATAAGCTCAAGCACATCTGCTGTACTATCATAGGCAACAAAGATAAGTGCGCCACGCTCGTTTTCAAATCGGTGTACCGACATTTGACTCTCCTACATTCCTCTTAAGATTAGTGTAACTACACTAGCACCACTTTGGTTAACTGCTGATCCTGCGGTACCGCTTCGCACTTTCAAGAACCTAACCCCTGCAAACTTGCTAGGTGAGAAGGTAACAAAGTCCTCTGCGGCTACAGCGGCAAAAGAAACCTCTACTCCCTCATACTTGAGCGTACCTAGAGCAGGGTCAGCACCCCGAGCCTGAAACGAAACGGCATTTGTATCCCAGGCACTATCTGGTTGCAGTGCTACAAGTACTGCATCACCAAGATCAATCTCATCAGAGAGACTTGCGCTATCCGCAATAGTTACTGTTCTTTCTATGGTTCTACCTGGCATCAAAAATCTCCCTCTTAAAAACAGACTCTCTGGTCATAATTGCGCTAAGTTTAATTGCTACAATCAAACTATTATATGGCTCTATCTCACTTTCTATACCACAATACTTGATATAAAAGCCCAAGGTCATTAAATGTGCAGCTAAAAGGGCTCTATCAATAGCACAAACATGCCGGTCCCATTTAGACCTAACTCGGCCATAGATTGTCTTTTCCCAGAAATCCCTGTCCCCTTTGTGATTCTCTTTAAAGCGCTTAGCACATTCATAAACATCAGGGAAAGACAGATACACATGAGCATCAAATTTACAGACTCGGTGGATCTCAATAAATATGTCATCATGTCGGTGTTTCTCTATATGTTCTAATGTATGGTTGCACCAAACTTCACTTACTGTTTCAGTCTCAAAGGGTAGCTTATCCTTACCAAGTATAAGTACTTTATCCGGCTTATGCTCTGCATCTGAATCAATATTGATAAAACCCTTGACCTTAGTTGGCCCGCACCCCAGGTTCAACTTTAAGGGCTCTTTCAACTCCTTGCTTGATTCGAGACATAAAGTCGTCTCCACGGGTTTCTTCTGACTCTTCATCTTTAGACTCCTCACCTGATAACCATTTAGTGACCTCTAGTAACTTATCCCGATTGCCTGGATTTACATAGTATCTATCAACAATATGAGATACCTGTACATTAGGGTCACAATAGACTTCTGCTTTAAGTTCCTTTTGTGCTCGGATACAGAAGTAAATATCCTCTGTAGATTGAGTACCTGTGATAAAGAATGGAGGCTCCATCTTTTTAAACAAGTCTGTCTTAATAAGAACACAAGAGAAACCTACTGCGTTACAGGGGAATAGTTCCTTTGCCTTTAGAACCTCCATGCTATTGTCAAGAACTCCATTACCATCCTCATCATCTCTAACATAATTAAAGACCATAGGCTGAAATGGTGCCCCTCTAATTAGAGTAAGCCCGGCCACAATGTCTTTGTCATGCGACATAAGTTGGGCAAGCCCTTGGTCAGGTACAATGCAATCATCATCGTAGAAGTAGAGGTAATCACATTCAAGTTCAAGAGCTTTCTTTGCAGTTTCATTTCTCATCCTATCAATACTTGCACGCCTAGGGGTATAGAAGTACATCTTCCAATCTGTACGTTTGCCCCAGGTGTACCAATTTTTGCAATGTGAGGGATATGCCATTCCGTCTATCGACGTTAAAATGTTGCAACCTACCATGATTCTAGTTTGTTTCTGCATATCGCCATCTCCAAGCATGGTAGTAGACTCTGAAAACTTGTAATGTACGAACTAAGTACCAGAAAGTAGGACTTGCTCCAGCAAATCTTCTATAGTAACACTTACAGCCATCCCAGGAATTCTTTCTGATCTCCCACTCTGTTAATATCCTTGCACAATTCAAGCAACTATATATCCGCATCTGTGACTCCTTTTATGTGAGGGCTAGTTTCCCAGTCGGGAGTCAATCAACCAGGTCCCTAGCCCTCTCCCCTCACATGGGGAACTCGTTACATAGCTCTAATCATAGCCGTAATAGCCGAGGTCAGAGCCAGATTACCACTGCCTGCGGCTAGACTAGAGACCAGAGTAGTAGCACTAGCAATGGTCTCTCCTGCGGCCGCAACAGGCATATAAGCTGATACAGCACCAGCAGCCTTACGAGAAAAAGCATTTCCTACTGTTTCAACTTCTAGCTTATCACCGATCGCTAGAGCAACATAACTAGCCCAAATATCAGTAGTAGCCGCTCTTGTCATATGGAGAAACGTGAGATTACTGCTATACCCAAAAACTTGAGCCATACCAGAATCTCCATTAGCAATAGCTACTGGGAGAACACCTGCAAAAAGAGTACAGCACTTAGCGGCTGCTCCAGTAGTTGCTTTTGAAACATCTAAACCATCATTGGTGCCATCCATATCATAACAAACAGGCTCACCGGCTGATAAAGCAGCACTAGCTTCCCCATTTCTAACATACGCGTAGAAACGTTCAGGGGAATCTTTGTTAAGCAGTCCAGGGAATCTCATTATGCATCTCCGATAGTCAGTGTACGAGCAATGTTGTACAGCACGCCATGTTTACGGCGATTATTAACTGTAGTGTTACCCATCCAGAAAATATGGCTGACTCGTGCGTCCTGATTATCTGGAGTAGAGAATGGCCTGTGCCTAAAGTTACCCTGAGTGTCATAAGTAACATTAAAGAACTGAGAGTTAATAAAGTAAACGGTACCCTTACCCGTACTAGGCGTAATGGTATCATTCTGCACATCAGGCATGAACTCGTCATATACGACCTTGGCACGCCGGAAAATAACATTCTCAAAGGGGAATTTAATATCGGTACCCATCTCATGACGAGTACGATGATACATCGCAATCTTAAGAAGCTCAAAAGTAGTCTGGTCTGTAATAATCAGATCAGGAGGTCCCCCTGGTCCATTAGAACAGTTGTTGTACATCGTTTCCATTTCTAGCAAAAAGGCAGTAATGGTAGAAGCAGAACTGGAATCAGTCTGATTCTGCCACCAAGAGCTAGTGCTCTGGTTAATATTACCAACATTTTCACTAGACGTAGGATCTTTCTGAATTAAGTTAGCTAGAGGCGTAAGAGCCAGGGAACCATTGAGTACATTAGTATGTGCTGTTTCAATACTACCTGAACCCCCATTGGCTAACTGGCCTCTCAAGAGAGACTGACCAAAATAATCCTGTAAGCCTAACTCGGCTTGCTTAATCTTGGTCGCTAAGAGATCAAGAACCTTCTGTGCGTTCTGCCTCTCTTCAAACCAAGAAATAGTAACAGGAATAGAAACCTGTCTCCACTCAAAAATAGCCTTTGTGATCCCTTCAATAGGATCAGTACCCAAAACATCGTAGCTGCTATAAGACGCAGCATTACCCATCGCATACATGAGAGGAACTTCGATATTAGTTCCACCATCTACAGAAACATAATTACCACTGCGCTTAATCATAAGCCACAGAGCATTATTAGTCGAAATGTTATCCGCCAGTGTCCTTCTATGATTAGCCAGTGACGCTGTAAAAACCGCGTCAAAATTTACAGTTTTTTGGCTTGGAGCACTAGCACTACCAAACGTAATAGCCATCCTTACAACCTACAGAACAAGTAGAGAACTATTCAGACCAAACTTCTCCTCTACCTGCCGCCGCTACGGCTTCTTTTAGTGTTCTCTTGTCAGGACCCTTTCTGATCTTAAATCCACTAGTAAGGTCCGGTTGAGAGGTATCCATATCATCGGAATCCTCATCGTTAGCTTTAGCTTTTCTGAGCCTATTGGATATTTTTGTATCCTCTGCTAAAGCAAGATTATATAACCGCTTCATATAGCGCTTCATATTACCCTTCTCAGGAAGGGGCATATCTTCTGAAATAGCATCCATAGAGGCAATAAGGTCAGATCTTAGTGACTTAGGAATACCTTCTTCTTCCAGAAGTTCATTTACTGTAGAACGAACTGTATTATTGCGACTAGCACTATTAGCTTCAGCCAGGTGAGGCATAACTTTCTGCTCAATCACCTTTTCAATGGCTGCGCCTAGCTTATCCGCCATGAAAGCATAATCTTTACCTAGCGCATCCCTAATAATCTCAGCAGTAGACGAGGCGTCTTTCTTTGTAAGCTTCTTAGCATCTGCTAGTTCAATACCAAACTGCGCCGCAAGATCTTTAACAGTGGCAGCACCTTTCTTACCCTTTAGGAGCTTGTAGAGATTAATAGCATCTTGCTGCTCTTTAATCTCTTCCGCAGACGGTTCAGTCTCAGTGGTTTCCAGCTCTGTATCCACCTTCTTAGAAAGCGCACTTGGTCTTCCACTGGTAGATTTCTTTTCCTGTGAGGGGTCACCATTAGACTCTTCAACGGTTTTTTCTGTCTGACTCTTTGTCTCTTCTGCCATAACTAACTCCTAACTTTCATTGTCATCTGCAAAACTAAATGGGATAGGCTTCTCTGCATGTTGAGTAACTGTATCATGTTCCTTATGATACTCTGCATGTTCTAACTCGCCACTACCATGCTTAAGTACTAAAACCAACTGAATGTTAATATTCCAATACTTACATTCCTCGAAATTACAATGGTACTCCATAGGTCCAGCAGGGATAAGGTCCCTAGTGCAATTCTGGCAAACAGGCTTTAATTGCTTGATAACCTTTTCAGATACTTCTGTTGGAAATGTTTGCTCCATAACTAGCCTCCTTGATTCCTTAACTGATTCGTAATCTGCTGCTGCGTATTAGGACTATTTTGTGCAACTACTTTCTGGGCTTGGAGTCCAGCGCCTTCCGCCTCAGCACCTTGCTCATTTTGCTGCATCTGCCCGATCTGGTTGAGTTGCGCCATCTGCTGGAAAACCCCGAGTACTTTACTATTAGTATATCCAACCTTGTCAGCCGTCTCTCTGACAAGGGCAGGAGATAAAGATAAGAACGGAAACGATTGCATAAGTGAGATAAACTCAATATACTTCTCCTTTTCCTGGTCATTGATAATAGGGCTAAGAGAAGCAACATCTATGTTGAGTTGAAAGTCCTCATCACCAAACATCTCAGGACTAATCTGTTTCCACTGAGCAATGTTCTCCTGCAAGAGGCCAAAAGGTTCCTCAGCAGTCTTCTGTCCAGTGATCTCTACCCAAAATTCGTTTACAAACTTATCCCTGACCGTGTTAAGTACATCTCCACCTACAGAGATAATAAATTGCCGTACTTGGTTAGTGTCCCGCGATTCCCTAATAGAAGCACGGGCATTTACAATTTTGGCCGCCGTCGCAGTAGCATCAGCCGCTTTACCTTTCTGCTCGGCAGATATACCCGCAACAGTGTCAAAATCGTCCGTGCTAACTTGTAGAGCTTGCATATGCTGTGCCCCAAGGTCCGCATTCGGCATAGCAGCAACAACCGTCCGAGCATCCTGTTTACTAGACTTAACAATTGTACCATCACCACCATTCTGGAGCTTCTCTAGCTCTCCAGGCTCATCAAAAGCCCCACTGGCCAGGATATACTTCCTCTGAAACCGTCTACGATGGGCTCTCCCAGCTTCTCTAACTTCGTTAGCCTCTGTCTGTGGTGAAATCCAGCTATAAGTAAGGGGCAAGGGGTAGAAGCCTCTCAAGCGGTGTCTGAACTTTAGAATGTGGTGCGGGATACGCTTGAAAGACGTTTCTCGGATAATCTTATTACTTTCCTCTAAATAGATAATACGTTTCTTAGATCGCAAGTCCCATATCTTCCACCATCTGATTAGATCACCCTGGCGCTCCAGGATTTCCTCTTCATCTTGTAGTGTCCGCGTAGAGGCCATAAAATCGGTAGAGCGACTAACAGAGGCACCTAGACTAATCTTATCTATGTCAAACTTCTTGTTAGACAGCACGTCTTCAATTCGCACATATTCCCAGTATCCATACCAAGAGCATTCTTCTAAGTTCTGTGTATCTAATCCGCCTACTCGGAAATTCTTAGATGGAATGTACTTGGTATAGACACGCTCTGCCTGTGGCAGTCTCTTAGGCCGACTTAGTGTCTCTCCTGTGTGTTGCTTCTGCAACTTATCATCTGCTGCTAGGTGGGGTTTCTGCCCACGAGGGTTATCTACCCAATCAGCAGAATAGCCTACCTCTATAACGCCAAACCTAAAGAAGGCATCTAGGATTGCAAGCTCTATTGTCTGAGTTAGCTGAATGCGATCATTTACAACGAAGTAATTGAGTGTATCCTCTTTGAGCTTAGCGTTTGTAGCTGCTGTAGCAGGATCAAACTCAGCGTGTAACGGCAACGGTTTAACTGTAAAAATGGGGTTCTGGAACATAAGTGCAGGCATTTTAGTGTCAATAGCAATAAAGAAAAGATTATTGACATAAGCCTTGTAATTATCCGGTAGGTTAGACTGGTCCCACTGAAAGCCGTAGTATGCATTTTCTAGATCCTCTACTTGAAACTTACTTGCCCACGTCTCATAGTACTCTGTAGCATTCTTTAATCTATCTCCCCATAAAGATGGCTCGCGGAATTGCTCAGATGAGACAAGGTTACCCTTAGGATCAAAGATAACCTTGCTATCATCTCTACCTACTTTGGGCATATTAGAAGGTCCTTATCCCGTATCCACTGTCCCGTTTAAATCTTCCTCGCACACCGGCACTTCGCAGGGCCTCAATGAAAGTTCCTTTGATACTTTTGGGTGGAGGCTTTTTGGGGGTATGGCGGATACGGTAGCCCGCCAAATACCGCACACAATCGTATGCGTGGTCAGGGATATGCTTGGCCCGCTTATCCGTATAAGATTC